AGGAAGAAAACGAATAACAGCATAGCCGTTACCTGCTTTGTCAACCTCAGGTTTCCAGAAGTTATCTTTTTCGTTGGAAGTTTCGGCAGAATTAAGCTGTTCGATAGCTTTTGCTAGTTTGTCTAGATTGCCGGATTGCTTTTTAAGAGATGCGAAAGAAGTCATTGTATTTTCCTTGTATAAACGTTGTATTAAATGTATATCGTCTTATCCACATAAACCATAATGTATGGAGTATATAGGCTATTTTACACATACATTTTCAGCATGGCGATAGTTGATTCGGCATCTGTGTGAAGAATACCAATACCGCCTGCCTTATTCCATGCATCAATGACAACAGGTGTGTCATCAATCAAAACGGAATCTGGTGTAGCATATTTTGCTTTGTGTTGTTTACCAGGCACCAAGTTAGGTGCATAGTTAATATTGTGTTTGTTGAGCCAAACAATTTTCTGTGGTGCAACAAGACTGTGCCAATTTGGGGTGGCAGTAGATGATAGAATCTCTTTTGGTATAGAAAGTGAATTCAGATATGCAAACAGTACATGTGCATCTGGCATCAATTCAAGAGTTGCAAATTCACCATCATTGATAAATGTATCAAATCTATTGGCAAAATCGTTGTTTTTACGTGTGGATTCTGGTGTGACACCAAATTTATCAACATACCTCTTTTCGAAATTGGCAATGACGCCATCCATGTCCACGTATATCATGCTAACTGGCATATTTTTTCCTTGATAATATTTTTGAATTTCACTTTGTCATAATTTAGAAATGGTCGGTATTTGTTGCATAGCTTGATAAAATCGGGAAAGATTATATCATCTTCAACCTTTTTTGACCACATCGGAAAAAAGTTAAGTATCTCATCTATAATAATTATGGTTTCAATACAAACTTTGTTTTGCAAGTATGCATTATACAATAATGGATATTGTCCGTCAACCACCTTCAGCATGTCGTTTGGTGTTTTTACTTGGTCTAGAACATGATCCAAGTTTTGTTCAAAGATGTAGGACAGTGATTGTTGAGTTTTGAGCCAAACCTTATATTCAGATTCAGCATCTTCATTCAACAATTCACCTGCCCAAATCTTTGGATTTTTTAAAAGATTTGCCACGTAGAAACCAAAGAGTTCTTCACGTTTGTATTTTCTGGACAATTTATAGAAGCTAAATTTGTCCTTACGTAACATGAATTGCTCTTTGGTAACATTTGTTTTACCTTTGTACTTCACATAATCATAGTTGCCAGAAAAATGAAACTTCAATGCTTGGTACATTGAAAATGCTTCATATCCTCCAGCTTCTTCACCGGTAAAAATCATAGTGGCAATTTATTTACTTTCTTGATTAGATTCATGGTTTGTGCTTCTTCACTGATCTTCGACTTGATAGGTGCTGTCAGTAAAGAAGCAGCCAATTCAACTTCAAATCCAGTTTCTTGGCAATGAACAATTACGGCATCCATGTAGTCAATTCTACGTTCTCTGACGATAGATTCAATGAGGTCCGAAAACCTTTTAATTTCATCTTTTGTCGGCATTATCGTTTCACATTCAAGCCATAGGTGATGCACGTAGCCGTAGGATTGGTTTCATATGCACACTTCACAGAAAGTGGATCTACACCTTTCGCAATAGCTGCTTCGATATTTTTTGCCATGTTATTTCTGTCGTTAATGTGGTTCAGTGAAACCGAAATAATTCCTGCCAATGCGAGAATCATGATACAAACAATTGAAGTAGTAAGTATCGTAGTATTAGAAGAACTCTTTGTTTCTGTCAATTTTATCACCTTTGTGTTTGTAAAAAATGTGGCGACCGATTTGGTCAACTTTTTCCAGCTTCCATCCTGGGTTAACGTAGTCTGCGTGGTAGTAGGTTGCTCCATTGGTTACATCCTTTAGTTTGTCGTGGTTTACAACAATGTGTGTTGCAAGTTCACGTATGTCATTATATAACTGTGTCTCTTTAATTGTCAAGCGTCTATCGGTAAACTTTGAATCACAATACCAGGAAAACTGGCATGTGCCTCGGGTTTTCTGATAAACAACCGAACAAATCGAATCGGCATAATTTCCCGTTCGTACACGGTTAAGTGTTACGAATGCAACAGCTTTTTTACCTTCTAGAGGCTCATTTGCCGCTTCAAAATAAATGTTTTCAGCCAAGCAAGTAACTTGTCTTTGAACATCTTTTGAAAGGGAATGATATGAGGTTTTGAACGGTAACATTGCGCCAATATTAAAATTGACCATACCGCAACCTATAATGAATGCCGAAAAGATAACTGTCAGAAGTATTGGTCTACTTCGCATATTTTTCCTTTCGTGTGAAGGTAATTTGATTCTGTTACGAGGACAAATTACCAAAAACCCTAGTCAGCGTTTAGGCTGCCAATGCGAACTTTTCATCGTTTGCGTTTACTTTGATTTAGTTTTAACGACTCTCTGTGTCGGGTAGCCAATTAATTTACTCTTATGTCGGTCGAAACTAATTCAGGCCCATCAAAAGAACTCTTTAGTATAGTCTATAGCACTTGTCTGTCTCTATACAGGATGAAGAATTCTTTTGGTGGACCTGGCCGGTACTGCCCCGGCGTGTCGCCATCGTTTCAAATAATTAGTTTACTACCATTTTACAAATCTGAATGAATTCCTTTAAATGTTCATCATTCAAATTATTTTTTAGCCAATTGACAGAAACACTTACAAATCGTATATTATCTTTAACATACCCCAAAGAACTGTCTATTCTATCAATTGATGCTTGATAATTTTTATTATAACTACATTTTAACTGTAAGTCAACACCCGTAACATCACATTTACCTTTTTGTTTTTCCCAAATTTCTTTTAGATAAATTAAACTTAGGTCACAATCTTTGGTTCGTTTATTGCAACTTGAAAGCAAGTTTCTGAATCCGGTAAATTCGTCCCGTCTATTGTTTTTAATACTATTCAAATGTTCCCTGTTTTTTAGGCTGTGATTCCAGTTATCTATTTTTTCTTTGCCAACAATTAAATTATGTTTTCCTGAACAACTTCGGGAGCAGTAGTGTAACCTATCTTTTTTCTCAGCAGATTTTACATAGCGAGTTTCTTTTTCAAACTCACTATTACAATGTGAACATAAAACTTTAGTAAAATTTTTCATACAACCTCCATACACATTTATTTAGTTAAATGTGGATTTGAGGCGTTTCTAGTTGCTTCATACAACCATAACCACTATTGTAGTGGATAATTATTTAGTTGGCAAGTGTTTTTCGGTAATATTCAATGTGGTCAATTAAGGTTGTCAGGTGATCTTCCGTTTTTTCAACAAAGATCACTGGTTGTTGTAGACCTTCCACAGCCATCAAGATTACAATCTGTTCAATAGGTTTACCGACCAACTCCTCATACATTGCGGAATATGCTGTACATTGTGCAAAGTAATCAAAAATATCATCACGGTGTTTGACCTTCTTTGAAGTTTTGAAGTCGATAACAGATAAAACTCCATCCCATTCAGCAATAAGGTCAACTCGACCAGCCATACCAATCGTTTCAGACCAAAGTGCCTGTTCTTGGTAATGTATGTTGGTGATACGATGCATATCTTTTATCATTGACCTGAACATAACAACAGAATCTGGCATTTCTTTTTGCCATTGTATCGGTTCATTGTTCAGATACTTTTCAGCCAAAAGGTGAACACGATTACCACGACCGGACGCCATACGTGATACACGATTAGCTTCTTCATCACCTACACGTTTACGCCACTCCAAAATGGCTTCCTTCTTCATTGCACCAACAACTGTGGTCACAGATGGTAGTTTTTTACCACTAGGTGTTACATAAAATCTTTTACCATCAGGTCCTGTTACAGATTCAAGATTGGGTAGTTCTTTTGGAGGGCAGTGTACAAACATTATTCTAATTCAACTTCTTTTTGTTTTGCTCGTTTTTCTTGGATGGTTTCTTCTCCATCCATCTTTCTTGGATTACTTTTCTTGAAACCAACAATGGTGCCAAAGTCCACAGAATGATGTTTTGCAAAACGATGCGGTTCATCACGAATGGTTTTGCGTAGAGCATAATCTAAATCATGCGCCTTTGCAATTTTAATCTGCTTTTTGATTGCAGTTTCATTTGCATGAATGCGTTTGCTGTGTTTCAGCTTATCTTCTTCTTTGCTCATTTAAACCTCCAAGTCATCATACTTAAGTTTAGCCAAGATATAATCTTTAACCAAACTGGAACGAACAATATCATCTACCGTGAATTCTACACGAGTGAATGCTTTCATGTGGTGTGCAATATCAAAAAATTTCAAAATACCACTTACATCATTCTTTTTCTTGTTAAGGTCTGTCTGACGATAATCACCACACCAGATAATCTTTGAACGGTAACCAACACGTGTCATAACGGTGTCGATTTCTTCAAATGTCATATTTTGCATTTCATCAACGATGATGATTGCATCGTCAAAGGACATACCACGAATGAATGATGTTGAAATGAATTCTACATGACTTTGTTCTTCAAGTCTATCCCATGCATCTTTTCTACCGAAAAGAGTTTCACAGATTTGTCGGTATGGTTGTTGATAGATTTCCATCTTCTCTGAGATATCACCAGGAAGATGACCAATTTCACGGCCTTGCACCGCTGACCTGACCACAATAATCTTGCGGAAAGGATTGGTCTTATCTAATACTTCTTCTAGTGCTTTGTATACAGCACAAAATGTTTTGCCGGTACCTGCGACACCGTGCAATGCTATAAAATAGTCTCCTCTTTTATATGCATCAAAGAATATTCTTTGATTATCAGTTAATGGCTCAAATGTTTTTAAGTGATCTAGTTTTAGTTTGAGTGTGTTGTTAACAGAAGGTTGGTGTCGATGCTGAACTTCATCGCCATCAATTACATCTTCCCTTCTTGCAGGTTTCTTACTAGCCATTAATTCCCCTTGTTAGTTATTACCACTCCCTTTGCATCTTTGTTTTGTGGGATTTACCCAAAGTATTGCCAGGGACCGATTCTTTGATTCTATTGATGACGTATTTTTCAAAAGTAGAATCTGCTTTACCTGCTCCGGGTGTGTTCATGCGTGAACCATCCCCGAAACCGGGTAAATTTTCAGGTGAGAAAAAGCGTTGTAGGTGGGGATTGTTTTCTTTAAATAGATCAAGTTCCGCAATTCTCATGGTGTGTTCTTCAACATCACCGGTATTCTTATTCACAAATTGATATGTGGGCATTTTAAATATGAGGTAAAAATATGTTCAGCTTTTCGTACTTCGCATTGATTGCTTTGTGTACATCTTCATCTTTAATATTTATGTCCGTTTCATCACAGAGAATCTGAATAAGAGCAAGAACATCACCAATTTCAGTAATAAGTGCCTGTTTATTGGTTACGCCCTGCCATTCGGATTCCATACCAAATCGGTTAATCTTTGAAATAGCTTGAATCACCTCTGCACATTCTTCTTGCAGAACTGACATTACGATTTTTGTGTCTCTCATTTTTCAATCCATTCACGATATTCACGTTGCGGCGTATATGGAAAAGTAACAGGTACAACACTATCTCTGTTCGTGAAATACGATTTAACTTTTTCACCAGTCTGTTCATTAGTGTAATAATCGTACCAAACAATTGCATCGATGTCATATGGTTGACCATCGAAACGATCAGCTTGTTTGAAAACATGGCCACACCGTTTGTTTTGAAATACTCCATCATGAACTTCGGTCCATTCCCAATCTTCACCTGTCAGGGGTACAACAGGTTCGAATGATGCCAAGGTCTTGAATAGGTTGATTGCGTAAGGTGCTGTAGAACCAGAATGTCCTTCATCATCAAATACTTCAAGCAACTTCAATACATGGTTGCAAATCATTTCTTGCATTTCATCATTGAACTTACCATTCTCGTCAGTCCAACCCGCCGCTCTGAATTCCATCAGAGCATGGTTTTTCAAATTACTCATCTTTATGTTCTTTCCATAGTTTAATTGCACGTTTTAGTTCGCTCATTTGTTCCATGCGAATGTGATCCATGATACCCCAATCACGTTCTCCTTTTGTCATGTCCCAAAGTTTATCGTGGTGTTTTTGTAAAACGTCAATCACCACATCATAATCTTCTTCATTCATTGTGCCTCCGCTGTCATAGGACATTGACCAGTCAAAGATGCAGTATGACCCAGGGGACATACTGAACAGGTTCGATCTACTCCACATTTGGGGCATACCCAACCTTTTGATTCTTCAACTCCGAAATGTTTTAGTAAATCATCAGCATGTTCACCTTGTCTTGATTCCCAGTAATCTACTCTCTTAGCACATTCCTTAACAATCAACTCGGCGAACTTTTCAATACGATCATCCCATAGTTCATGAGTTTCTACTACCTGAACAGGGTTGCTTGCGAGGTTACGTACAGATGTTTTGCCACCTGCCCGCTTGAAAATTTCTTGAATTCGTTCGTTCATTCTTTGACTCCGAAATGTTCTTTAATTAAACTTACTGCCATATCTTCATCGAAAGGAAATGGCTCGTTCTTCCATTTAAGCAAGACTTCTGCACATTCTTTCACAATCAACTCGGCAAACTTTTGATTGAATTGTGTATGCCAATCAACGTGTTCACCCTCCCAAATCTTTCCAGGAGTCTTGGATCTCACAGGTGGAGTATAAACTTCATTCACATATTCTCCAGCCTGGTCTGCAAGTTCTTTAATTCGTTCGTTCATCGTTGATACCAAGAAGGAATTGGTCGAGAGTTTGCTTTGCCTTGCCATGATGCAAAGCGGCGTTTTTCGATGTTGTAATAATTGTGGTAAGACTTGAGAGAATCATACTTACGACCAGCAACAGGATTTTCAGCCATCACTTTGACTTCAGTGGGCATTGCAGGTGTTGGTGCAAAGAATTCACCATCACGGAGATTTTTAGGTGCATCGTACAGAACATCTTTGAGGCGTTGACATGCATGTACTTTGCCATAACGATAGGTGTATTCGTTACAGAGCCAGCACCACATATCATAGAGCCACTTGTAGTTTTCTTTGTTTTCACGGCACCAGATAGCCGATGGATGATTGATGTGTGAAGCCTTCATTAGAGATTGTTCACGTTCATCATCTAGTCGCCAGCGTTTGATGCGGCGACCGTTTGCAGTGAGGTCGGTGTATTGGTCACCGTCAATGACACGGTGAGCCGTTGACAAAAGTTGGGGATACTCGATACACATTTTTGTCACATGCTTTGACACATGCATTTGGGCACATTCTTGTGGGTCTGACGAGAGGTAAAAGATATTCACTTTAGTTCCTGGTGTTGTTGATAAAACTTTGCAATTTTGATTAGTTCGTCTATTGTAGCATCTTTTTTCAATAAATTTGCTCTTGTTGAAACAATTACCACATTTTCTTTAATGTAACCTTTTGTGTTATCAATTCTATCAATGCTTGGTGCATTATAGTGTTCTTTCC